TGGGCTCGGTCCTGAGCACGAATGGAGCTGGCGCCACCGGTGATTCTGTCTGCATCGTCACGAGTGCCGCGACGCAGCTCTCCGGCAGCATCTCATACGCCATCTACTAAAGGAGAAAATAGAATGCCAATCGGGGATTTCAAGCTGTTGAACGAGCTGGCCGGGAACGGGGATTTTGTCGGCCGGGTTACTTACGCCATGGAGAGCAAGGCCGCTGGTATCGCACAAGAGACCACGGCTGGGGTGGCCATCCCGTGGCGGAAAGACCTCGCCGGGCGCGTTCTCGACAATCCGCTGGAGGAGGCCGCCAACTTTGCCCGGGTTCTGGTGACGCAGAATCCTATTGCAACGCTGGACCTTACTGATCCCCTGAACCAAGCCGAAGTCACTGACGCCAATATCACCTCGGCCATGTCCGACACGCTCTGGGACGGCTACGCGGAGAAGAATTACCGGCGGTAGGCATGAAGGCTCTAGTTCTTATTTTCGCACTGCTGCTCCTCGCGGCGGCGCCGTCTTGGGCCGACGTCGCCTTCGACGCGGACGACTGCTACTCCGGCAGTAGCACGGGCGACCTGTCTTGGACACACACCCCGAGCGGGACGCCTGATGGTGTACTGGTCCTCATTGGGCAAAGCGACGACTCGGAGGGGGATGGGGTTTCCACCGTCACATACGGTGGCAACTCCATGAGCGAGATCACCAACAGCCCCAAGCAAGCGACGGGAGCCACGGAGGCGATTAGCTACCTTCACGGCTTCTTTCTGGGGTCCTCCGTACCCACGGGCGCCCAGACGGTCTACGTCACGAGCGCCAATGGAGAGGAACTGCATGCATGTTCGTTTACTGTCACGACTAGCAGTGAAGATCCAGAAGTTAATGCAGTAGACGTCTCGATTGACAGTAATGTGCAGTCAAACCCCCGTGCGACCCTCGGACTGAACGGGAAGACATCCTGGGTTGTCATCATGGCCGGCAGCGGCATGAACACTGAAGACAACATAGCGCCTATATCCCCGGGCTGGACGCAAACCTACGAGTTCGACTCTGGTTCTACTTCCTGGGGTTGGTATCGCTACGACACTATCGGCTCCACGGATGTTAGCTGCGGCTGGGACCAAGGAACCAATGACACCCACGGGATGTGTGTCGCGATCAATGAAGGATCTGGTGCAGCAGTTACGCCTAAGCTGACACTCATGGGGGTTGGGCCATGAGGAGCCTACTTCTGCTAGTCTTCGTTCTCGCGGCCGTCCCTGCTCTAGCCTACGACCCGCCCATCGGCATCCCAGAACCACCCTTCGGCATTGACGAGACGACCGACGACAACACCTACGACTACTGGGTGGACAACTCGGGGAGCTGCTCCGATTCGGGCAACGGCTCCCCCGGCTCGCCGCGCTGCACGATTCCGACGACATTCTCGGCGGGCGAGATTTGCCAGGTGCGTGGCGGTCCCTACAACCTCCCATCCGATCCGACGTTTACAGGCAATGGCACCTCGGGTTCCCCCGTCTACCTTCGGGGTCCGACGTCCCCTGCCTCCCAGGTGGTGCTCCAGCAGGCCAGCAACGACCGCGTGACCCTCTACGGGAGCTACTTCATCTTCGAGAACTTCAACCTCCACGCTACGGCGACGAATAGCGGAGGGGATCACATCTCGGTCCGCTACAATGACATCGGGCCCCACCCCAACAGGAACGGCAATAACACCTACGCCGACTACGTCGTTTACTACGACAATCACATCCACGACTGCGGGAACTACGCCGTTCCGGACGACCGGCACGGGATCTACGCCGGGTCCACCACCGACTACCTCTGGATCCTTGAGAACGAGATCGAGATGTGCTCCGGTGACGGCATCCAGTTCTGCCATAACTGCGCCGAACCCGGCCCGCAGTGGGTCTACATCGGAGGCAACAACATCCACGAGAACATAGAGAACGCCGTCGACTTCAAGACCTCCGAGCACATCGTGATCTCGCAGAACGAGATGTGGGGCCACGTCCCAGCGGGAGGATCGGACGGAACCGCGGTCCTTATCGGATCCAATGGCCTTGACGACCAGGCGGTGGACATCTGGGTCATCTTCAACCTGATCCGCAACAACACCAAGGGGATCCGGATCGAGGCTGCGGCGAACGGTTCTGGCTCTTGGGGCCCGGCCTACATCCTTGGCAACGTGATTCGGGACTGCACCTCCGCTGCGATCCAGTTCGACAAGGGCGGCGCCCCGATCCACATCGTGAACAACACGATTGAGAACTGCGACCACTTCCTCCGGGCGGCTTGGCGGGACAACTTCGACCTCGTGATCTACGACAACATCGCGGTGGATCTCGCAGGGTCTATCTATGATGACGTCTACATCGAGCCCTCGGCCGTTGCCGACGTCTCCGACTTGGACCGGACCATCTTCTATCAGGGCGGCGGGAGTCTGGACATCGCGTGGGGCGGCAGCACTGCGGATACCTACACCGACACCGCCGACCTCCAAGCAAACTTCGAGGGGGGCTCGGAGAACTACCTAGAGGACCCCGACTTCGTGGACCAGGCAAACCACGATTTCAATCTCGAAGACACGAGCCCCGCGATCGACATCGGCTCCGAAAGCTCGATCTATGATACCTACTTCTCCACCTACGGCGAGAGCATCGAGGTCGACTACGATGGCGTTTCGCGACCCCAGGGCTCCGGTTGGGACGCGGGCGCGTTCGAGTACGAGAGTGGGGCGCCCGCGGGCCCGGGAAACGTGACGATCCACTACAGTTGTCCCGCCGGGATGTGCATCCCGGTGCAGTGAGGTACCAGATATGACTTGGCGCATCCTGATCGCTCTGGCCCTGGCCTTCAGCCTGGCTTCGGTTGCCGAGGCCCAGGGAATCCGAGGAACCATCTCGTGGGTGGACAACTCCGACAACGAGGACGGCTTCCGTGTCGAGCGGAAGGAGGGCGTGGCAGGGACCTTTGCTCCCATCGCTACCCTGCCCGTCGACGCGGTCAGCTACGTCGATGAGCCTCTCAACCCCAACACGGAGTACTGCTACCGCATCGTGGCCTTCAACGCGGTCGGGGAGGGTGTCTCCCCAGAGGCGTGCGCCACGACGCCGGCCGTCCCTGTAGCCCCCAGCTCCGTGCAGATCATCATCACGATCGTGCCCTGATGTTCCATCCCGACGTCTGCGACGAGCGCCTGCGGAAGCTGGAGGACGCCTTCCATCCTGGCTTCACGGTCCAGCCGCACTCCGTCGCGGAGGTGGAGGAGATGGTCCACCGCCTTGCGGGTGTCCACGCCGTGAAGGGGAAGGCGCCGCGCCCCCTGGAGGAGGCCGAGGCTCGCTTCGTGGTGAACGAGCGCCTTCTCGTGCAGTCCTCCTTCGAGTATTGGGCCACGCGTTACGCGATGATCAACGTGGGCGGGGCCCGCCTCGGGCGGATGAATCCCTTCCTGGACACCCAGGCCTTCATCCTTGGCCGCCTCGCGGAGGCCGAGCTGGCAGTGCGCGACGGCGAGATCCACGACGGGATCCTGTGCAATCTCCTGAAGGGGGCTCGCCAGGTCGGTGGATCGACCTTCGCCGAGGCGGTCGCGGCCTATCGTATGACCACTGAGGAGCACCTCTTCGCCCTCATCGCCGCTGATGTCCCAGAGACCTCCGCCTTCATGTTCGACATCTACGAGCGGATCATCGAGAACCTCCCCTGGTGGCTCGCCCCCAAGGTCGAGGAGCATGTCAAGAACAAGGAGATGAAGTTCGACACGGAGTGCCACGTCTGGGTAGGCTCGGGGAAGTCGACCCGCGGGACCGAGGGCCAGCGTGGTCAGCTCGGCCGTGGGAAGACGCTCGGCTTCTGCCACCTCTCGGAGCTGTCGACCTGGGAGGTCGTCCAGATCGCTCAGATCCGCGGCTCGCTCCTCCCGACCATCCACCGTCTCCCCACGTCCTTCGTCTTCTTCGAGTCCACGGCGAAGGGGCGGCACAACTGGTGGCACTCGCACTGGAAGGCGTCGCGGGGCGGGAACACCCGCTTCAAGGTCAACATCTTCATCCCCTGGTACGTGGAGCCGCGGTACTCCCTCCCCGCCCCGCCTGACTGGTCTCCTGCTTCGACGACGCTCTCCCACGCGCGCCACTGCGAGGAGACCTCCCAGGCCTATCTCGGGCGGGTGTGCTCGCTCTCCCGGGACCAGCTCTACTGGTACGAGAGGACCCGGGAGGAGTACGAATCCGAGGACGACCTCAAGACCTTCGTCGAGGAGTACGGCTCGGTAACCGACGACGAGTGCTTCCAGCACTCGGGGCGCTCGGTCTTCTCGACCAAGGTGCAGCAGCGGGTCCGGGACCAGGCGCGCCCGCTGCTGGCTCAGCTCGAGGTGGTGCCGATGAGGCAGGTGGTGCGGGGGTGATGACTCCGGAGGAGGGCTGCTCCAAGGTCAAGGCCTTCTGCGCCGCGACGGGGGGCTCCGTGACCTCGTGGGGCCGCACCGCAAAGCGCAACGCCCTCGTCGGCGGCCATCCGGACTCCTGGCACCAAGACTGGCTCGCATGGGACGTGGTCTACGACACCCCCGTCCCCCTTCGCGTCGCTCAGCGTGCAGCCCGCCACCACGGGCTCAAACTGGTTCGTGAGCATGACCACGACCACCTTCAGCCGGAGGTGACCTAGTGAAGAAGACGATCTCGGCCGCACTGCTGGTCCTACCGCTCCTGAGCTGTGACCAGCTCCCGTGTCCGCCTTTCTGCCCCGTCCCTCCTCCCGAGGCCTACGACTGTGACAACCCCCCTCAGCTCCAGGGTCTCGTGAAGGTGGAGGATCCGACGGGGCGCTATATCGTGGTCCTGAAGCCCGAGGTTCTCGAGGAACGCCGCGGTATCCTCGCCGCCGCGGGGGCTGACCCGGCCCAGGCCCTGCAGTTCGCGGCCGCGGGCTTCGGCACGGCCTCCAACATCCAGACGCTCGACCTCGTCGGTGGCTTCTCGGCCGACCTGAGCAGCGTCGAGTCCGTGGTCGCCGATCCCCGGGTCCAGTACGTCCAGGAGGAGGGGACGGTCCGGACGCAGGACGTGAAGTCCTGGGGCCTCGATCGGATCGACCAGCGCGTCCGTCCTCTTGACGGCTTCTTCGAGCCGGGCGCGCTCGGTGCCGGGGTTCATCTCTACATCCAAGACACCGGGGTCATCCCCAACCCCGAGTTCGCAGACCGGCTCTCCTCGGACTGCTTCTCGACCATCCTCTTCGGGGGCTGCGCGGACGACCCTCAGGGGACAGGGCATGGGACCCACGTCGCCGGCACCGCGGCCGGGTCTAGTTTCGGCGTCTGCCGCGGCTGCACGATCCACTCCGTCCGCTTCCTGAACAAGAGCGGTTCGGGGACCGACACCGACGCCATCCGCTCGCTCGGGTGGATCGCTGAGCACGACCCCGGCCCCGGGGCCGTCGGCAAGGTCGTCAACGCGAGCTGGGGCGGCTCCGCCTCCCCGGCCATCGACGACGCCGTCTGCAAGGTCATCGCCGCCGGGGCCACGTTCGTTGCCGCGGCCGGGAACTCGGACGAGGACGCGAAGGGGCACTCCCCGGCCCGCGTCGTCCAGGCTCTCACGACCTGTGCCTCCACCCGTGGGGACGAGGAGGCCTACTTCTCGAACTACGGCGACGTCGTGGATCTGTGCGCCCCGGGCACCGGGATCGACTCCATCGGGGGGCGCAAGGACGGGACCTCCATGGCATCCCCCCACGTCGCTGGGGTCGCCGCCCTGACGCTGGCCCGGAACCCTGTCCTCACCCCGGCCGGGGTCGCCGAGGAGGTCTTCCGTCTCTCGACCAAGGACGTCCTCTCGGGGCTCACCGGGGAAACACCGAACCGGCTCGTCTACGCCAGGGGGGAGTGAGATGCGTCTGCTTCTCGCCGCGGCCCTCCTCGTCGTCCTCCCAGCCTGCAACGGGGATCCGGACCCTGAGCCGACCCCGACACCTGAGCCGACCCCGGACCCCTCGATGACGCTCCGCCGCTGTACGGACGACCCGTCCCAGCTCTGCCGCCTCGACGCGGAGACCCGGGTGGACTTCCTGGGGGCCATCCCCTGCTGCCGGCCTCTGGAGCCGGGGCAGGTCCCCCAGCCGCTCCCCCTGATGATCGAGATGGCGAGCGTCGACACGGGCGAGGTCGTCCTCCAGGAGCAGCACACCGGCTGGCCCATCGCGATCCATCCCGACTGGCGGGAGTACGTCTACGGCAAGGTCGGGGGGAGGACGGTCTTCTTCCACGCTCGTCTCGGCCCCTTCTTCGGCGATCACACCGCTGAGCCCGAGTGGGCCGACGTCGGTGGGGCGTACTCCCGCGTCGGGGGCAAGGCCGACCTCGCCTCCTTCAACCCGCTTTTCTGGGACCGCGTCCAAGCCTGGGCCGAAGCCACCTGTCTCGAGGGGGGCTATGTCGAGTTCGACCTCGTGGATCGCTGGTGGGCCAAGCAGCAGGACATCCCCAACCCCATGCGGGCGGAGTGGAACGTCCAGTCCTACTCGATGAACCTTCACGTGGGGCGCACGACCATACGGCCCGGCTCCTTCGAGGACCTCTGGCTTCGGCAGGTCGTCACGGTGCTCGGCCCTCTCCCCTGCGTCATCTGGCAGGACGGAAACGAGGTGGGCCTGGGTCCCTACGGTACCGAGTGGACCTTCTCGATGAGGGAGCGCGTTCGGCATTGGGAGAATGCCCTTGGCACCCCCGTCCACCTCTTCGCCACGAATGCGTCCAAGCCTGAGGCCGAGGAGGGCCCGGTGGACTACGTCACCCGGCACCAGGCGCACCCCATCCCGGCCCCGGTCTACGGCAAGCCCAGCATCATCAACGAGTACAACCCCTCGCCGGCGCTGGCCCCAACCGAGCTATACCGCCGCTTCTGCCAGGCGAAGGCCAACCGGACCGAGATGGCGTACTGGCGCCACACCCAGACGATGGAGCAGATGGGCACGACCCTCCAGCTCATGTCGGGAGGCTGCGAGCCCCTGGAGCCCACCGGATGCGACTTCAACACCCCGACCGCTGCAGCGATGCAGGTGGCTGGCCGCACGTGCAGCGTCCTCCCGCAGCGAGAGGGAAGGAAGAACTTCGGCTTCGGCGTGGTCTGCGACCGCTGGCCGGACCTCCCTGACGGCACGCTTTACTACTGCCAGGACGGGCTCTGGCCAGCGCGGTGCGCTGAGGGCCGCCGAGACGGTCCGGTCGCCCCTCCGGGGCACCCCCAGCGCTCGGCCTGCGAGTCCCAGTTCCTCGGCCAGCCCTGTGCGACCTTCACCTACGAGTCCGACACCCATATGAGCTTCGACCCCTGGTACTGCATCACCGCGGCCGGGGCGGAGTTCGGGCGCGAGGAGGCCTTGGTCCTCGACATCCAGTGCGTCAACCAGAACCACCCGCGCAACGTCCGCGTCTGCGGACAGGGGCAGTTCGAGAATCACCCGTCCTGGAAGCGGGACGCCCAGGGCAAGATTTACGAGGGCCAGTGGGCCAAGGCCATGGCCGCCGGCAATGGCGACGTCTGCGCTGAGGCCGCGGGTAGCCTCTTCAGAAGCTGCGTCGGATACGTGGAGCCTTGACCATGACCATAGACCCGCTGTGGGCAACAATCTGGCTCTCCCTCCTCGTCGTCTTCGGGATCGTGGAGCTGGTCGCGATCATCCTCAAGAAGCCCACCTACTCCCAGACGACGTGGGCCTTCTTCGACACGACCTGGAAGAGGATCGCCGGAGGGGTCTTCCTTGGCGTGCTGCTCCTGCACTTCTTCGTCCCGCCGTTCCTGCCGGGCTGGACCGTAGCCGTCACCGTGGTCCCGTTCGGTTACGTCTTCATCACCGGGTGGCTCCGTGTCATTCGGGGAGAGGAGAAAGACATGGCTCAGTACTCGGTTCGCAAGGGCGTCGCGAAGGGCGCCCAGGGGGTCGGTGAGGCCTGGCTCGGCGTCCTGACCGCTGTCGGCCTGGCCGCCCTCGTGGCCGGTGTCGACGCGATCTTCCCCATGATCGACGAGGCGCACGAGCTTCAGGACCTCGGCCTCCCCGCCGTCCTCGCCACGGCAGGCGTCTTCGTCGTCCGCTTCCTCTTCAACCTCTGGAAGGTCCACCGCCCGAGGAAGAAGAAGTAGCTGATGCCCCTCCCACAGCAGCATCTGGTCCCGCAGCCCGTCCCGATCGAGATCCCGCCGGGGTACGGATTCAACCTGATCCCCCCCGAGCGCTGGCACACCGCGGCCGAGGAGGACCACCCGGACTACCTCGAGAGCCTCATGGACAAGCTGCTGCTGTGGGAGGTGCGCCGGAAGGGGCGGACCTACGTGATCTCGGTGGACGTCTCCTCGGGGCTGGGCCTCGACCGCTCCGTCATCGACGTCCTCCGGGTGGGGACCCTCACCGAGCCCGAGGAGCAGGTCGCCCAGTTCGTCTCGGACTCCGTCGACCCCATCGAGCTGGCCTACTTCATCGACCCGATCGGCCGCTTCTACCATGACGACGACGACCTTGGGGCCCTGGTCGCGGTCGAGTGCAACGGCCAGGGGCTCGCCACCCAGTCCGAGCTGCAGCACCACTGCGGCTACGACAATCTCTACATCTGGCAGCACGAGGACGCACGTGACCCGCGCTCGCGGTACACGAAGGCCTACGGGTGGTACACCACCGCCCGGACCCGGGCCCGGATGCTGGCCCGGTACTTCCGCGCCGTGACCGCGGTCGACCCCCGCACCGGCCTCCCCGACTACCGGATCAACTCCCCCTTCACGATGGAGGAGATGCGGGACTTCGTCTCCACGGGTGCGGCCTGGGAGGCCGAAGCGTCCTCGGGGGCGCACGACGACTGCCTCATGGCGGGCGCAATCTCGGTCGAGGTGGCGACCCAGACGCGCCTCCTGGAGTCTGAGCCGCTCTCCGAGCAGCGGCGCCGCCTGGCTGAGGAGCAGGTCCGTCGCGAGGCCATGCAGTCTGAGACCGGAACGAGGCGGGACTTCCAGAACTCGGACATCTCGGAGCACGAGGTTTCCGGGCGCCCCGACCCCTACGCTCCTCAGGGAGGGTGGTACTGATGCTGCGCTGGCTGGAGGAGGCCTTTTTCTTCGTTCTTGCCACCTGGGACGCCTGGGTGTGCTTCATCCTCTTCTGCGGTGTCGCGGGGCTCATTCTCTGGGCGGCGGTGCTCTGATGCAGGTCGGCGACATCGTCCTCTTCCTGATCCACGAGGACCCGCCCGTCTGGCGCCCCCTCCTCGTCGTGGCCGAGACCGAGGATGGGCTGACCGGGGAGCTGTTCCTGGATCCGGACGAGGACCGCTCTGCGGAGTGGGTACAGAAGAACATGTTCTACCTGCCGCAGAGGGAGACGCGGACGGTTGCCGTCTACCGGGTCGTGCGCGGCGACGGGCTCGGTCAGTGGAGGGAGAAGTGAAAGTCACGCTGCGGATTCCCGACGACCTTTACGAGACCTACCTTCGTCATGCAGACTCTCTGGCAGGCCGGGGTGGGCAGGGGACCTCGGCCGAGGATCTGATGGTGGCCCAACTGGAGCGCTTCTCGAAGGTGGCCCCGATGGACAGGGTGGTGGTCGTGGATACGCGCTCCCGGGAGGGCCTGGAGAAGATCCTCCCCGGGGGCCAGCTCGCCTCCGGCCGCGACCTTCTCACCAAGGTCCGGGAGCTGGCCGACCTGAAGATAGGGAGGATCCGCGTGGACTTCACCACGCGCCAGCTCGAGCAGGTGAAGAACTACGCGACGCGGAACCGGATCACCGTGGAGGAGGCCACCAGGGCCATCGTCCGCGGCATGGAGGAGCAGTTCTTTGACATCGCGGGCTGAGCGGAAACGGTACAGGTTGAGGCCCGTCTACTTCCTCCTCGTCGGGGAGCGCTCTCTCGTGCTCTTGGAGGCGACCGACCCCAGTACGACGTGCGAGCGCTGCGGCGTCGTGATCCGCCGTCCCATGTGGCCGTTCTGTCCCCACGGCTCCATCCGTCCCCGCCCGCTCTTCCCCGCCTTCGACTACGAGGGCCGGCGCGTGGACTCGATCCAGGCGGCGGACCGGATCGAGCGGGAGTCGGAGCGCCGCTACCAGAGCGAGGGGACTGCCCCTGTCCGCTTCCGGGCCTTCCACCAGGACAGCTCCAACTACGACGTGAACACCTTCGGCCCCTCCCCCCAGGTCCCAGTCCCGAGGCGAAAGAACATCCGGGGCAGATTCTCGCAGGACGCCCGCGGTCGGCATACCCACCCAGCAGTCCGCAGGATTCGAGGAGACTGAGTCATGGCCCGTGATCCCCTCGTCGATGGCCTCATGAGGCGCTCCGTTGGAGAGGAGGGCTTCTTCCCTGCTCGAGACAACCGCATCCTCGGTTGGATCAGGGAGGCAGTCCGCGAGGGCGACCTCGTCAACGCATCCGACCCCGTCTACGAGGGGATGGACGACAACCAGGACTACGTCCTCGGCCAGCAGCTCGCCGCGAATCGTCCCCAGTACCTCCCCAACGTGGTCGTCAACCGGACGAAGAAGGCCATCCGGACGCACGTCGCGGCGCTCACCGACATCCGGCCGCTCTTCGGGTACAAGACGAAGAACACCCGCTTCGACACCCAGGCGCACCTCCTGAATAACCTGACGCTCGTCTGGTGGCTCAACGCGTTCGTGGATCTCCGTCTCGCCGAGTGCGCGAAGTACGCCCTCACGCTGGGGACGGGTGACCTGATCGTGGAGTTCGACCCCTTCTACAACGACGGGGACACGCGCCTCATGGCCCGCGATCCCCGGGACACCCTGCCCATCCGGGCCTCTCGGACGGACACGCTTCAGGACTGGCGCGGGGTCATTCTGCGTGAGGCGTACTCCCCGGGAGTCCTCCAATCGTTCTACCCCGACATGCCGGCTGAAGCGTTCACCCCCTCCGAGGGCTCCATCTGGTCCAATGCCTTCACACGCTTCAGGCGGGCCATGAAGATCACAACGCCCGTCTCGACCCTCGACGGGCTCCGCACCACGAAGGGCCCGGCCGGGATCTTCCCGGAGGTGGGGGTCGTGCGGGTGTGGCTGAAGGATGGGCAGAGGAACGAGAACACCGGGCCCGTCCTCATGGGGGTCCCGGGGACGGACTATGCCTACAAGGTCGCGCCCGGGGGCAAGCTCTACCCGCGGGGGCGGCTCATCGTGGCGACCGAGAAGCGGGTGACCTTCGACGGCCCCAACCCCTTCTGGCATGGGATGTTCCCGGTCGTCCGCATGAAGCTGGACCCCTGGCCCTGGAACTTCCTTGGGCTCCCCCTCATCAACGACACGAAGCCGATGCAGGACGGGATCAACGGGGTCGTCAACAACATCCTGACCGCCTTCTCCCGGATCGTGAACCAGGGTCTCATCTTCGACTCCAAGGCGATCCCCGAGGGAACCTACAAGCGCTTCGATCCCCGCGTGCCGAACTTCAAGCTGAAGGTGAATCCCACCCTAGGCCAGGGGGTGAAGCTGGCTGAGGTGCCCAATCTCCCGCCCTGGTCCTTCGAGTTCGCTTCGCTCCTCTTGCAGCAGTTCGACGACATGACCGAGATGGCGAACCTCCAGCAGCTCATGACGCTCCGGCAGATGCCCTCGGCCGACACGATCGAGAAGTACTACCAGGCGCTCACCCCGGGGCTCCGTCTCGAGGGCCGCCTGCTGGAGGTCTTCCTCCGCGAGCTGGCGGAGATGGTGAAGGTCAACATCTTCCAGTATTACTCCCAGGCGAAGCGGGTCCTCATCCTCGGAGATGCGGGGCAGCAGCTCCAGGACTTCGACTTCGACCCCGGGAATCTCGTCCCGGCCATGAAGGAGGGGGACGAGGGCTACGTTCCGGAGCTGGACCGGGGGCGCTCGCGGGATGAGCGTGCCCAGCACTTCCACAAGCTCTTCGCCTTCTACATCAAACCCAACTCGATGCTGGCGATGCATTCCCAGGAAGAGCAGATGAAGTACCTCCAGCTCTCCCGTCAGGGCTACATCGACTTCTGGACCCTGCTGGAGAGGCTGGAGGTCCCGAACGTCGGCCGCCCGCCCGCGGTTCCCCTTCCGGATCCCGACTACAAGCCACCGCCAGTCCAGACCGATCCCCAGACGGGCGCGGCCCTCCCGCCGCCTCCGCCCCCGATGATCGTCCGCGAGCCGGTCACGGTCACCGAGCGCCTCATCGCCCAGCAGCAGCTCGGGATCGGGCAGACCGTCTCCCCAGCGGGGAGGAAGGCCACCGGCCAGGAGAGCCCTCAGATCGAGCAGAAGGGGGACCGGACAACGGTCACCGAGTCCTGAGGGCTTGACAACCCTCCCAGAAAACTTCGTATCCTCCCCCTGAGGTTGTAGATGCCTTCCTACACCGAGCGGCAGCGCCGCTTTATGGGCGCCGAGTACGGGCGGAAGAAGAAGGGGCAGCAGACGGCGACAGGAATGTCTGAAAGCCAGCTCCGCGACTTCGCCCGCAAGCCCCTCGCGAAGCGGCGCGGGGCCCGACGGAGCCAGACCTCCCGGAGGTAGCCGATGGCCGAGAAGCCCCAGAAGAAGGAAAAGAAGCCTTGGGAGGAGGACGTCTTCGGTGTGAAGAAGCCCCAGGCCAAGGCCACCCCGCCTCCGAAGAAGAAGCCGACCGGGCCCACGCAGGAGGCGGAGGACACACTCCGGAAGATCCGCCGGCGGAACGAGGAGCTGGTGAAGCGCTACGGCGAGCCCCGGAAGAAGGACAAGAAACGGAAGGATTCCAAGCGGAGGTGATCCAGTGAAGAAGGGCAAGGGCAGCCTGAAGTCGAACCGGAAGGGTGCGGTGGGTGGAGTCCGCAAGGGCGCCATCAGCTCGTCCCCCTTCAAGGACGCCGTCGCACGCAAGCCGGGGGCGAAGAGGTAGATGGCCAGTCTGCCTGCACCGCCCTCAGGTCTTCTGGACCGGCCGCCGCCCTCCCCGGCGAATCCTCCGACGCCGGAGACGCCTCCGGGGGGTTACGGAGGCACGGGGGTTCAGGGCGCGGCACTTCCTAGCCCAGAGGACCCCATGAAGCAGTTCGCCGCGATGGGCCTGGAGATCGACCGGGCTATCGTGGCCCTCTCCGAGATGGCCCCGGGGCAGGTCCCCGAGTTCGGTCAGGCTCGGAAGCTCCTCCAGGCGGGCCTCGCCAAGCTGCTCACGAGCGGCGGTGGTGAGGCGGCGGCGCCGGGGGGCACGGGCTCGCAGTTCCCCGGAGGCGGCATGGTCTCCGGGTCGCCGTTCTAGAGGGAGAAACCCAGAGGGAGAAGGTAACCGTCGTTAGAGGAAGACGAGATGCCGCGATCGAAGAAAGAAGTCGGAGAGGAGTTCCTGCAGGGCGTCCTCGCCCTCGTACCCGAGGACAAGCGTGACTCCATCAAGGAGACACTCACCGGGATCGACGTCGAGCAGCTCGGCGGTCCCATCGTCGAAGCCGAGACCAAGGCCGAGGAGGCCATCGCCAAGGCCGCCAAGGATGGAGAGCTGGTGGGGAAGTACAAGCAGAACCTCGACAAGTGGTACGGTGAGATGCTGCCCCAGCTCAAGAAGGGGGAGGAGGCCGCCGCCGAGCTGGAGAGGCTCAAGGCCAGCCCCCCGGACCCAGACAACCCGGATCCCACAACGCAGACCCCCGCCCCGCCTCCGGGGCTCACCAAGGACGAGGTCTCGAAGCAGCTCGCCGACGCGCTCGCCGCGTCGGAACGGGGCGCCGTGGGGGCCATCGCCTACTTCAACAGGCTGGGGATGGAGCACTTCCAGCGCTTCAACGAGGTTCTCGATGTGGCCAACCTCCTCAAGGAGGCCGAGGCTGCCGGGATGCCCGTGCCCCAGTTCTACGAGCAGAAGTTCGCCGGCAAGTTCGCCGAACTGGATGAGAAGGCCGCAAAGGAGAAGGAAGACCAGATTCGCAAGGACGAGAGGGAGAAGGTAGAGAAGGAACTTCGCAGTCGTGAGGGGCACCGCGCCTATCCGTTGCCGGGTACGGAGCCCGAGACACCGACGACACTCGTCGGGCTCAAGGGGGGCGACGGCAAGGACGCCGGCTCCGATTACGGGGTCAAGGCGGCCATTGACGAGTTCTACGCCAAGGGGCAGAACTACGGAAGTTAGCCCCTAATCTCACTCTCAGGAGGCCAAGTTGGCCGATCCCAACCTCGACGAGATCAACACCCTCACCACGAAGAAGATCATGCCGGGTCTCGTCGACAACTTCTTCAAGAACTCCCCGGTTCTGGCGTTCCTGAAGCGCAACCGCTACAAGGTCTGGGCGGGTGGCCCGCAGATCCAGGAGAACTTCCTCTTCAAGCCGATGAAGGGTGGGTTCTACCAGAAGGGCGCCACCTTCGACATCACGAAGCACCAGACCATGGCGGGCCTGCTCTTCGATCCCAAGTTCGCCGAGGTGAACGTCACCGAGTACACCGAGGACGTCGAGGTGATCGTCCGAGGGCCGCAGGCGGTCCTCAGCCTCGTCAACGCACACCTCGGAGACGCGGCGCTCACGCTCTCGGCCATCCTCGCAATCGCGCTCTACCACCATGGACAGAACATCGCGGGCGATGACCGATCCGCGGCGCTCAACGGGCTCGAGGAGGCGCTCACCGACGGGACGAACACGACCTGGGGTGGTTCGACCTTCACGTCCTACGGGGCGCAAGCCCGTGCGGACGTCTCCCCGGCGCTCAACTCCCCGACCGGTCTGATCTCGGACCCCAACGTGGACGGCGCCATCAACTACCGGACGCTGGAGCACACCTACCAGTCCTGCGTCATCGGCGACGAGCACCCGGTCATCGGAGTGACCACGAACCGCTGCATGGGGTTCATCAACGAGAACTTCCAGCCGCAGCAGCGGATCGACCAGCTCGAGCCGACGATCGGCTATCCCGGCCTGAAGTTCAAGCAGGCGACCATCATCGAGGACCAGTACGCCCCCGGAGCCGACGGCGTCAACGACGCGGACATCGGTGACTACTCGGCCTCGGCCGAGACCTTCTGGTGGCTCAACCCCGGTGCGGAGGGTGACAACGCCTTCCTGAACCTCTACTTCTCGTCCTCGCCGAAGTACCAGTTCGGCTGGACCGGCTTCAAGGTGGCTCAGGACAGCACCGTCGTGGCCGGGCAGATCCTCTTCGGCGGCAACTTCACGGTCCGTGCAGCGCGCCTCATGCGTGCCCTGTACGGGATCACCCGCTAGGCGGAGAAAGGAGAGATACCAGACATGCCCAGCAACATCCGCCAGCAAGGAACCTGGACGGGAGTCGGGGACCCCGAGAAGTACGCCTCGGACAGTCTCTACGCTCCGGGACTTCTCGGGAGCCGCGTCACCGTCGTCCAGCCCACGGCCAGCGCCGCCGGTCACGAGGAGGGCCGGGCCAAGACCTACCAGCTCGTCCGTTCGGACTCCACGATGTCGACCAACCCGTTCAAGGGCGCCGTCGCGTGGTGGTCCAACCGGGCGCAGTATCTCGTCACGACTGCTGCCACCAACCGCAACGCTGTCGCGGGGGTCTTCCAGAACGACGAGGCGGACTACCCGATCGATCCGGGCCAATACTGCTTCGTGCAGGTCGAGGGTCCGGGCAGCGTGAAGATCACCGATGCCGAGGCGAACGCCGCCGCCACCACTGTCGGCCTCTACGTCATCCCGTCCGCGACCGCGGGCAAGGCTGAGACCGAGACCGCCGGAACCGCTCCGACCTACCAGCAGATGGGTCTCACCACGGGTCAGGGCGAGGTGCTGAACGCGCTCGCCGTCGTCGAGCTGAACATCCCGCAGCAGCCGTAGGGAAGGGGGCAACGTTGGCGACAATCGATCTCACGGTCGCGCGCTCCCGGGACGTGGCCGGTGTCCGTCGGCGCATCGTCGGTCAGTACACCGGCCCGTCCTCCTACGCAACGGGGGGAGACGAGCTTCTCCCGAGCGAGCTGGGGCTCGGCACGATCGAGTTCCTCATCTTCGAGAACGCCATCAACGCGACTCCGGCGAACCGACTCCTCACCTATGACCACGCGAATCAGAAGGTGGTCTGGATCGTTCCCAACACGGGCTCCCAAGTCGGGGCGGCGACGGACCTTTCCGGTTACTCGGCTCGGTTCGAGGCAATCGGGATGTAGCCTCCGGGAGGAGGTGACAATCTAAGAGGGAGGGCCGACTTGGCCGATACTTACGGCAAGGCGTGGCGCATGGTGCGCCTGCACTGCCCGAGCGCGACTCCGATGCTGGCCAAGTTCTGGACCGAGACCGCCTACCGGAAGTTCTGCGACCGCCGGAGCTGGTCCTTCCTCCGCGGCGAGGGTGAGTTCCTCATCGACGACGCCAAGACTGGCACCTGTGACCTCACCCGCGACTCGGCGACCGTCTCGGGGGGCACTATCACGTATGCCGCTTCGGACGCGGGCCGGGTCTTCCGCGGCTCCTCCAATGAGCCCCCCTACACGATCTCCGCCGCGGACGCAGCGTCCTACACCCTCGATCGGGTGTGGGGTGGTGCTACGGAGGCCGGGGCTGCAGCCCAGGTCCTCGATGCCTACGTCACCCCTCCCTCGGACTTCCGCCGCTTCGTCACTGTCCTGGACACCGCGAACAACTGGCAGCTCCACCTCTGGGTGACCGAGGAGGAGCTGAACACCTGGGACGCTCAGCGCTCCTCGACTGGGACCTCCTGGGCCATCGTCAGCCGTCGCCTTGCGGACATCACGAGCCTCAGCGGGCGGGTCCAGTACGAACTCTGGCCTTACCCGACGGCTCAGAACAACTACTGGTACTTCTACCAGAAGACCCCGGACGAGTCCCTCGGTGACGACGACGAGCTTCTCGGCCCCCTCAACACGAACGCCAACCTCCTGGTGACGCTCGCCCTGGCGGAAGCCGCGGAGTGGCCTGGGAGCGAGGACCGGAGAAACCCCTACTTCAACCTCACGCTCGCCCGAGCGAAGCGCGCCATGGCGGAGCAGGAGGCGTCCCGGCTGGAGGTCTTGGACGAGGAAGTCTACTCGACGTGGCTGGAGCACGTCTCCTGGATCAACCGATACCACTTCGCTCCGATCGACAGCCGTTACCTTCAGAGCCACGACACCCCTTACAATTGGGCACAAGGATGGTAGATAGGAGGAAGCCGTGAAGAAGTACGGTCCGATCAGCACTCCCGCAAAGGACTGCTCCGTCCCCAAGCCGAACGCCGGCTCGGCGGACGACGCCTCCTTCGGGAAGCATCTTCCAGACGGCCCCGCGCCGACCAAGGGCGAGATGAAGGAAGTCCAGGTGTCCGACATCGGTCCCAAGGCCGGAACGAAGCCGTCGACGCTCAAGATCCCGGGCGGCGGGACCTACTAGCCCCATGCCCGCTCGACACGATTCGGGCAACCTCTCGGGGTCCGCCCAGTCGCTCCTGGCCCTCCTCTTCGGGGCTGGCGAGCCCGTGGGTGGTGAGAACGACGTCCCATGCAACCTTCTCATGCTCCAGGCGGACGACGGGAACTCGAACGAGATCCGCGTGGGTGTGGGGACGGGTCTCAGTGCCACGGACTGGGGTCTCTGGATCAACGCCCCGGCTACGAGCGTCCCGGACAGACCCCTCGTGATCGGCCCCTTCGATCGCGGGGGCCCGATCAAGCTGTCGGAGGTGTTCGTCCTGGGCACTGCGAACGAGGACCTGCACGTCTTCTACGTGTGGTGGTAGGGGATGCGGGGCTACCACGGCGGGGAGTTCGAGGTTCTCGGCTTGGCGCGCCGTAGGCAGACGGATTCCGAGAGCGAGGACTTCACGGGCCGGCGGCGCGTCGTGGTCGCTGCCAACGGGAGGACCAATCCGCTCACCCAGTGGGCGGTAGGACTCGTCTTGGCCGCGGTCCTCCTCGGCTGGGCCGGCTTCTTTTTCTTCGCCAGGGCCAGCATGGCCGAGACGAAGCTGCAGGTGAAGCACAATCACGCCGTGGCGACAGAAAACTCTACTCAGATCCGCGTCATAGGGAGCCGGCTGCAGAGCATCGCTGAGGACATCCACGAGATCAAGACCGACGTCAAGGACCTGAAGGAGCGGTAGCGATGGAACGCTTCAACGGCTACTCTCGGTTGCTCGCGACCGGGGCTCCGGCTCCGAACGCGACAGTCACGGTCTACGACGCGGGTACGCTGAATCTCGCGACAGTCTATTCCGACAACGGGGTGACCCCGCTCGCGAACCCGTTCACCACGGACGGGGACGGCTTCTTCTTCTTCTACGCGGCGAATGGGGAGTACGACATCCGCCTCTCTGGAGGGGGGATCGCCAGCCCCTACACGTGGGGGGATGTCCACCTGAATGGGCTCATCTCCATCGAGGGGCTCACCGGGGACACGATCGACTTCGCCACTGGGACCTCGGGGACGGACTTCACCATCACAGGAGGGGGCTCCACTGTCACCTTCGACCTGCCCGACGCGGGCGCCGCGGCACGGGGGGTCGTCTCGACGGGTGCCCAGACCTTCGCGGGCGCGAAGACCTTCTCGACCCCCATCGCGGTGGGGTCTGGCGGCACTGGGCTCAACGCTTCCCCAGCGAACGGGGAGCTGCTGATCGGCTCCGGGGGCTCGGCCTTCGTCCTGGCCACCCTCACGGGCACGGCGAACCAGATCACGGTCTCGAACGGGGCCGGGTCGATCACGCTGGCCACTCCGCAGAACATCCACTCCGGGGCCTCCCCCACCTTCGCTGGGGCCACGCTCACGGGGATGACCCAGAACGCCGTTGCCGTCTTCGGCGCCTCGGGCGTCTTCACCTCGGTGGGTCCAGGGACGAACGGCCAGGTCCTCATCGGGTCGACGGGCAACCCGCCCGTGTGGGCGTCGATCACCGCGGGGAGCGGGGTCACGATCACGCCGGGGGCGGGGACCCTGGAGATCGCCGTCACGGGGACGGGGATCACGACCCTCAACACCCTCACTGGGGCGACGCAGACCTTCGCCACTGGCACCACGGGCTCCGACTTCAACATCGTCTCCTCGGGGACGACGCACACCTTCCACATCCCCAACGCCTCAGCCACGGCGCGCGGCGTCATGTCCACCGGAGCGCAGACGCTCGCCGGAGAGAAGACCTTCTCCACGACGCCGCTCTTCAACCCCGGGACAGGCAGCGACACTGCCCGGGCCAGCGGTGTCATCTACTCCGACTACACTGCTCGAGGGAACTCGGGGACAGCCGAGACGGACCTCGGGTCCTATGAGATCCCGGCGGATACCCTTGCCGCGGATGGCGCCGTCGTCCGTATCACGGTCTTCGGACACCTCGCGGCGAACGGGAACACGAAGACGATCAAGGTCTATTTCGGGTCCACCTCCATCCAGGTTTACAGCACGACCGGGAACGACCTCGCATGGGACGCACATGCCGTCGTCATACGGACCGGGGCCGCAACGCAGGAGATGACCGCGCGGGGCGGGACAGGCGCGACGACGATAGATGATGCCAGCCCTACCGAGACGCTCTCGGGCGCCGTCACGGTGAAGGTCACTGGTCAGGGTGGGGCTACCGACGACGTCGAGCAGCGGGGCTTCATCGTCGAGATTCTTGAGGCACCTTAGGTGGCCCACGAGCAGGTCACCCTCGCCGACTTTCGCACCTCGCTTCAGGCGGCGTGGGAATCCGTCCCCTTCTGGACGGATGCCGAGGCCGACCGTGCCATCAATGAGGCGCTCCGCTGGTGGAACCTCTTCACAGGGTACTGGCGCAAGGTCGAGACCATCCCCACCACGGCCAGCACCGTCTTCTACGGTCTCTCCTCGACGATCATCCTCCCAGCCCGGGTGAACTTCTCGTCCTACCCCATGGACGTCGGCTCCGTCTTCGACATGAACCAAGGGCGCCCGGCGTGGAGGGGGGAGACGACTACGACTGGGGGAGTGGTCCCGACTCGCCCGGCCGTCTGGATCCCCATCGGGATGAAGCGGATCGCCATCTGGCCTGCCGACGCCGCCGGGGGGACTCAGCTCCTCGTGGACTCTGTTCGCTCCACCC